GAACTGATCATAAGACTGTGGGCACGAATCTCACAATGTAGTCAATTGTGCCCTAATTTGTCCCCCAACTCTTGTCCGAAGGCATCTCGGGGTGAAAACCAGAACTTTCTGTTGATGGGAATTCTTCATCTTTTATTTCTTGACGGAATTTTGTAAGACACGCGACTACACACACCCTGGTCAAACTGCCACCTTCCGACCATCCTCCAGAAGTTTTTCTATTATTTATTATGAGGTTTCCTTCCCCACATTCTTCTCTGATGGCGGCCCTGAGCGCTGTCTTACCTACACGAACCTCGTCTTCCTGACCCGTTCGTCTCAGGTGCTGCATGTATATTGAATATACGCTGTCGAAGTGGAAGAAGAGCTGGGAGTCGGCGTCCTTGATTAGGTAGTGTTCCCCGTGTCTGATCACTCCGATGGTGGCCATGGTGTGCATCTCAGCGAGGAAGATGCTGACTGCCGTCTGAGGGGAGGGGATTGATGTCGTTCCGTCTTCGGAGATCTCCACCTTGTCTCCAAGGCATGAAGCGACGATCTTGGCGAACACCTCAGGGGACACCCGTACATCCATCTCCACACCCAGCGACTGGGCCCAGTTGTTGAACTGGTTGAGCCCGAACAGCATGACGGTCAGCGCCACGCGGTTGCGCAGAGGGATCCTGCCACTCAACCCCGATGAGATCTCTAGAGTCAGGAGTTCAGCCCGAGATGCCTCGAATTGAGCCTTCAAGTGCTTGTCGAGGGCAAACCTGAGGAAGCTTGCTGCGAGCCGCCAGAGGGGGAGGTCGTCTACCTCTTGAAAGATGGCCTGTCGTTCTATCGAGACGGCCTTCTTCGAAGGGTTGCATACCAAGCACCTCTCCAGGGTCGCGGCATCTCTAGGAGGGGTTTCACCACCTACGAACAGAGGACGACCTATTTTGTAGATCTTCAGCTCTTGCGATGCGGTCCCCTTGGCCAGCGTAGAGTTTGCGTTCGCAGTGATCCTCGCTAACTCGTGGATGTTGGCTCGCTTGTGCCTGTCCTGGTCGTTGCGGTACTCGTCAAGGAAAAGCGGTATGCACGTTGAGCTTGAAAGCTCCTTCGTGAGAGCAAAGGACGACATCGAGCAGACTCGCATCCCTCCTGACTGCCCTGTCAGCTTCGACATGATGCCTGCGATGGTTGTTTTTCCGGCACCTTGAGTCGCCCACATCCAGAACAAGGGGAAGAGACCGAACTCTTCTTTTACTTCTGAAGCGAAGGGACACGCGTAGATCCACCCGAGGATCATCAGGATCACCTCTGGCTCGTTCATCTTCATCAAGGCTGGGAGCACATCCTGAGCGAGAGACATGAGCTGGCTTTCATTCCAGCTGTCTTCTTCATCGTGGAGTTTCAGGTCCTCTCCAAGGGGGGTTTTCTGCCCATCCCAGCAGACCTTTGGGTCTTCCACGATCCCTTGTTTGCCCAGCACTCCTCCCGGCCAGACGAAGAACCGCTCTCCTTCGTGCTCAGTGAAGCAAACAGTTGATTTTGACTTGATCTTTTCCTGTGTAGCAAGGCTCACTTGAGACTTCAGGTAGGTAACGTTGTCGCTCGTACCGTTGAACCAGATGTCTCCAAACCTGCAGTAGAATTCCCGGAACTTGGCGATAGAAGACCACGCTGCGCTAGGCACGGTGATCGGTCCTATTCTGTCATCTCCTCTTTGGAAGTAGACGCTGAGTCTGTCTTCATCATCCTCGTTGATGAGCTTTCGGTGGGGGACGATCAGAAAATTGGATATTCTCTCTACGCCTTTTTTCTGATCTTCGTCTCCGTCATTTACGAACTCGCCGTCGCCGCCCTTCCGTTTGACGTACCCATAGTAGGATGCTTTTCCGACTAGAACTTCTCCTCGGGTCAGAGCGTCTAGCTGTTGCTCCTCGTCTACCTCGATGAAGTCATAATTCTTCTTCTCTTCTGGTTCGGCGAAGGGGTCGTTGGGGCCTGAGGGATCATCTTGGTGGCGGCCGTCCTTTGGCTCACTCTTTTCTGGTTCTTCAAGACGCGCGCTTTCGACTCGGGCTTCGACGACAGACTTCTTGATCCCAAAGCGCTTGCTCACTTTCGTGGTGAGAAGATCCCTGGTAATCTCGTCGCTCTCGTTCAAGAGCATGAACACGGGGTCTAGCCTCGTGACCAGCTCGGACGGGGTTTCTTTCAGTCCCTCTGGTATCTCATTGATGAGGAAGTCAGGTAGTGTAGGCGCGAGATTGACCGCCATCTGGACGGCTGACGCGCCCTTTTCGACAAAGAAGCTGTTGAGGTCGACCTTGTTGCCCTTGGTGGGCTCGTCTATGCCAAGTGACTCAGCATCGATGAGTCGAACATCGACTCCGTTGGTATGAAGGTAGATGGCTGTCTTAACAGCGCCCTTCTTCCCGGCATCTTTCCGGTCTCCTAGGTCGTTGAAGATGACGACTCTGCTGAAGCGACTCGCGATGCGAAGGATGGGCTCGTAGTCCTTCTTACGGAAAGATACCGTGACAGGGGACACGACCTTGAGACCAGCCTCCATGGCTGATATGGCGTCAGTCACCCCTTCGGTGACGACGAGAATATCGCCCTTGTGAGTACCTCTTACGGTGTCGAGTCCAAAAAGCGGGTGGCTGGCACCCTTCATGACGAAGGGGTACTTCGCGCTGTGCGTGAGTAGCTTCTTGTACTTTGCGGCTTCCCAGGGACTCTTTTGAGGGTCGTGTGACACCCCCTCGTAGCGCCTGGCGATGAAAAATTCGGCGATGTTGTTTCGGAGATACGGGAAGACCCCTCGCCGATCGAACACGTCCTTGAGGCCTCCTGAACGCTGGTAGAAGAGGCCTGTCGACAGAAGTTCGGGGACGGTGAACTGCCACGGGTAGCAGTCTTGAATGTGCAGGTGAAGCTTGCCGTCGGCGTATCCAGCTCGGTACTTCTGAAGGCTTTCCCTACTGATCCCGTGGGTCGCCATCATCGCCTTGACGGCGTGCTCTCCCTCGCTCCAGAGGACTTTTTCGTAGTATTTGGCTGCGATCTCAAGCAGCTGTCTTCGAGCTGCGAAGTCGCTTGGGTTGAATCCTCCGTCTTGGTCGAACTTCAGCGGTTGGAGACCGAAGGTCTCGCACAGGTGTCTCAGGGCGTCGACAAATCCGCAACCGTCACGCCGTCTGACGTAAGCAATGACGTCTCCGCTCTCTCCTGTACCGAAGTCGTGCCAGAACTGGCGAGCTTCGCTGACGAAGAAGCTGGGATTTCTGTCCCCGCGGAAGGGGGAGGAGCACATGAACCCATCGCCAGATGGCTCTGTGTGCGAGACGTCTCGCGCTACAAGGTCTTGTAGCTGGCTTCCTTCTTTGATCCTTTCGACTTCACCATCTTTGATCCCCATGGGTTGCTCTACTGCTTCAGGTTCGCTTTTCTGGCGTATTCTCTGCGGACCCGCTCCAGGTCATGAGGGTCGACGCTCCACCAAACCATGGGTCGTTCCTTGGATTTTTTGACCTCGAACGCCCCTGTAGACATGAAAACGACTCGCTCTCCTGCCAATTCGAACCTGACAAGAAACTTGTCTGCGGTTAGGATTTTGACGAAAAAGGCGGTCATTGAATGACCGCCCTTGTGTCGAACGACGATGGGGTCGCCCTTTGAAATTTGCTTCATGAGCGGAAGCTCATTCTGTTTACCCAAAATTCATCAACCGCCCTTCTTCCATCCCTCGATGTATCGTTCACAGACAGCATCTGTGAGTACATCCTGTCTCAGAACAGGCATCTTGGGGCCGCTGTTGATGAACATCCTTCGTCCGTACGACTTGTCCGTCAGTCGCCGGTCGGCGACGATGATGACCCCTTTGTCGGTGGTACTTCGGATGAGTCGCCCCACACCTTGCTTAAACATCATGACCGCCCGAGGGATGGAGACTTGCATGAAGGAGTTTTTTCTACCGACCTTCATTTCGAGTGCAGCCATGAGAGGATCACCTGGATGAGGGAAAGGGATCTTGTCGATGAACAGTACCGACAGGGAAGGACCCTGAACATCTAGCCCTGCCCAGAAGCTTTCCGTGCCAAGGAGCACTGCCCTCTCGTCAGCCCTGAATTGTTGCACGAGGGCAGTGCGCGAGTCACTGTCTCTTTGAACTAAAAGCCGTATATTCAGTTGCTTCGCTTGAATATATTCGTGCAGAAATTCGGCGCATGTCTGCAACATCTTGTGAGAAGTGAAGAGCCCAAGAGTACGCCCTCCAGCCTGTTCTACTGCCTTTGCCAGCATCATGGACGTTCTTTGTTCCCAGCGTTCTCGTTCACCCGGAGGAGTTGATCGGCACTCCGGGAAGTGTGATCCAGGAACGATGAGTGCTGCGTTCTTCTGGTAGTCGAAGGGAGTGTCGACGATGAGAGGAGAAAAGCGTATGTCGTCGATTCCACTTTCTCTGGCTTGGTACAGAAGGTTGCTGCCAACTGACAAGGTGGCGCTCGTCTGAAGTGACCCCTTGACGGTCTTCCACAAGACATGGTTCAAGACACCGCCCACGTCGATGAGCTTGCTTTTGAGGTCGATCCAAAATGGCTTTTTGAAGCGGTCGTTGTACTTGCGTTCGAAGTAGTAGACGTTGTCTTGTTCTCGCAAGGTCGCGAAGGCCTCTAGCTTGTCGGCGAAGTTTTCGATTTGACGTGCTGCGCGCTCTCGTGCCTTGGCCTTTTTCTTCGACTCGTCGTCTAGCGACGCATACTCTTCCTTCGTGTACTTGCTTGGTAGAGCTGAGATTGAGGCTGTCTTCAGTTGGTCGTGGAATGGCTTCCAGTGTCGCTCTTTGAGTGGCTCTTTCAGGAAGGGGCGACTTTCGGGTTCTTGGTCGTAGCACCAGCCGAAAAATGACTCGGCTGCTCTTTCCAGATGAGCGGACTGTCTGAGTAGACCGAGTCGCTGCATCTTCCGTATGATCTGACGCACGCCACGGTAGCTGATGTTGACGCCAAAAAATTCTCTGGCGATGTCTGGAGCGACATGTGCCTCGTCCCAGACGACATAGTCAAATTCCGGAAGGATGCTGACGGCGCCATCTGTCACCTGTTTCACTGCTAGGTGAGCGAACAAGAGGTGGTAGTTTGAAACGATGACCTGCGACTTCTCCCACTTCTTTCGTGCGTTGTGAGCAAAGCAGTCGTCGTACCAGTGGCATGTGTTTCCGTCGCATTCGCTGCTTGAGATGGTGACAAGTCGACGGACGCGGCTGTAGCGGTCTTCTTGGCTTCGTGCTCGGGCGAGGTCGTTCAACTCCTGAACTTCTCCAAGACGGGTGTTTCTTGTCCAGTCGTGAACCCACCTCTCTTTAATTTCTTCAAGGTTTTCATCGTAGGCGGCGTGACAGAAGTAGTTGCTGAGTCCCTTGGCGATGGAGAACTCAAAGGGCCAAGGCAGGAGCTTCTGTAAAGCTGGTAGGTCTTTGTTGACGAGCTGGTCTTGAAGGCTCTTGTTGCCGGTGCAGACAAGCACGCGGCAGCCCTTGTGGTACGCCGCTCGGATTGCCGGTACGAGGTAAGAGACGCTCTTCCCTGTGCCCGTAGGGGCTTCGACGATACAGTGGTCACCCTTTTCCCAGCCACGACTTATGTGCTGGGTCATCTTCACCTGCGGCAGGCGAACGTTGTATCCGTTGAAGGCCTTAGAAAATATACCTTCGGGACCGAATACGCCTCGGATCCAGTCTTGATCGTCAAAGTAAAAATTCAGGGGAGGTTTGGAAAGCTCGGTGACTTCCTCTTCAATCGTCATCGGTTCGATCGTCATGGTTGACTCCAGTTGATTTCGACACCGAGTTTTCGGTAGATCTTTTTCCGAGCGGACCATCGGTTCTTGAGGATGTCGCTCCACTTCGTCTCTACGTAGTTGCCATCATCGTCAAATACGCGTGTTCCCGCGCGAACCTCTTCGTCAACATAGTCGTACAGACGTGGGACTTGACCTTTGAAGGGGCGCATGAGACGCCCGGCTCGCTGCTCTAGTCTGCCACCCGCTCGTTCCGGAAAACTCAGATGGATGGCACCGAGGGCTGGCACGTCGACTCCTTCATCGAAAATCGGCATAGCGATGATGAGCTTTTGTTCGCCGGCCCTCATCCGCTGAATTGTTTCTTCCCGAACTTTGTTGGTTGACCAGCCCCCGAGGACTGGGACTTCGTGTCCGAGCGCGCGAAGCTCTTTCTCAAGAAGCTTCGTGTGGTTTTTTCGGCTCGTCATGATGATGGTGACGAGCCCTTCTTCGGCGTCTTTGATCGCGTTGCGGGCAATAAGCTGATTTCGTTCTTTGCTTCGGTAGACGGCTCGGGCTATGGCTTCGTTTTTCTTCTTGGCGTCGCCGACGTACTCGTACTTGAGTCCAGTTTTAATGGCGGTGAGGACAGGCCGCGTGAGGTAGCCCGCATCGACGAGCTGGTCTACAGTGCGCTCTGAAAGTGTCTGACCGAACACCCAGTACATGAGTTCGCTCAGGCCATCTTCTCTTTTGGGGGTGGCGGTGAGACCTAGTCGGTAGTAGGCGGGAATGTAGTCCAGGGTGGAGATGAAGGTGCGAGCGGGAGCGTGGTGAGACTCGTCCAGAATGCACAGGCCGTAACCCTTGAGTATGTCGACGACATTTACGTTGTCTTTTTCAAGCATCCGTCGGAGTTTGTGCAGACTCACGATTGTGATGTCTTTCCATTCGGGATCCTTTCCGCCGCGGACTGTGCCAGCCTGAAAGCCCATTGTCCCGAGTATGGCTGCCTGCCACTGTCGGATTAGATCATCGGTGTGCACAAGGACGATTGCTCGCTGCTTCAGCTTGGCGATACACCCGATGCCAGTGGATGTCTTTCCTCCTCCGCATGGGTAGGTGATCACACCTTGTGAGTTTTCTGCGAGAGCATTGGCGCCTTCACGCTGGTAGTCTCGAAGTGTGAGGTTTTTTGCATCGATATCGGGACATTCTTTCCATTGAGACAGGGCTCGGTCATCTCTGGCGATCTTCAGGATGACACCCATCTCGCTCAGAGTTGAGCGGATCTCACGGATGGTGCCACGAGGCAGGACGATGTTACCGTTTGGTCGCTCGCGAAGAAGTGATATCTGTGACTTGACTGCGGGGTGTTTGATCCCTCGCATGATGGCTGCTCGCCACTCTGGGTTGGTATAGTTGAAGGTGTAGCGAAGGGGGTAGATCTGAGGCGGTTCGAGGTCTGCTATTTCGATGACGCCAGAGATCCGTACGCGTGCTATTTTCACGAGGCCAACTCCCCCTTGATGCTCATGGGGCGCTGAACCAACGCTGGTGCAGCGCCCCATGAATCGATCATATTGTGTTCGGTCTCACTGGACGGCGAACGGGTCTGCTGTCGCAGGCGGTGCCTCCGTACGCCCAGGGGAGCCATAGGTCCGGATGAACTCGAACGCTTCGTCAAAGCGTTCCGGTGGCACGTCTCGGATCATTTTGATGTCGAAACGTGCGAAGAAGTCTTCGAGGAACCCCGGATGGTGTTCGTAAGTCTGCTTGGCAAGCGCGATCATGTCGTTGAGACGGTCGGCCTTCATCCCGTTTGCCGTCTTCATCTCTTGTTGCCCATTGTTGCCACTGCGAGAACCAGAATTGCTCGCCTCTTCGGACAGATCGTGGAGCACGAGTTCTTTCATCTCCTCGAACTCTTCCTCAGTCATCTCCTTGAAAGGAGTGAGTGAGTAGGTGGTTGCCGGATCGCGGGGCTTGCCTTTTCGCTTGATCTTGTACCACCACCTCTTTCCACTGGAAGATTCCAGATCATCGGTCGTCTCGGTCCAAGTTCCGAAAAAGCGGGTACCCTGCTTGAAGACACGAACTGTACGGGTTTCCATGTCCCAGAGGTTCCACCGGAAGGCAGCCTTGGGTTTGGCTTCCTTTTCTGGGCCGTGCACCTCTTCGTTGTACTCTTCACTCCTGGAAGTGTCTTCGTTCCACACTTCGTAGCTTGCGTAGACCTCGCCGAGGAAGGCGCACTTGATCTCGTCGCCGTCCTCACTCAGCTTGACGTACTTGCCTCCACCGCTGTTCTTGCGGGCTCGTTCGGCTAGTTCCCTGGCTTTTTCTCTACCGTATTGTCCCATCAGGTCAGTCTTCTTTCTTTTTCAACTTGCTCTCTTGTCTTCTCATCTTCTGTTCGAGGGCTTTCAGCCCGAGAGACATGGCGTTTCTGCCGACCTCTTCCACGGCGGGAGCGTCGATCCCTGGAGGAGTCAGATTTTCGAGCCTCTCGCGAAGGGAGTACATGCTCTCCCAGTGTTCGGCCGTCAGACTGAGAAGACGCCTGTTGTCTGGCGTAGCCTTCTTGCTCACGTTACGGACGTTACTTACGTGACCTCTGGATTGCAAGAGCAAAGTGGGCCTGGTAGAAATTCTACGTGCGATGTAAACTGCTCCGAAGATGAGATCTTTCGCAAATGATATCCGCTACCATCTTCTGAGGAATCTGGCGCGCGTGCTTCGTCCAGACGTCGAAGTGACGTCTGAAGGCGCAGATCATGCAGCGCCAGACGCATACTTGGCGTCTCCAGAGAGCCGTTCCCCTTCTCCAGTTGAGAAGGAGTACCTACAGCAGCATGAGCATGTAGAAGAGGATGTCGTTGGCACGCTCAAGAGGAAAAATCAAGAGTACTTTCGGGCTATTCGCAGTCTTGAGAAGGAGCGTGACGAGTGGCAGCGTCGGTATCAGACTCATGTTCGGGGTCATCTGACGGCGCAGTCGTTGTACGAACGTGACTTGGTCCGTTCTCGTCAGGCTGGGGCGACGCTCTTGAAGATGCTGAACGATTACCGAGGAGAGAAGGGCGATGAGCCGATCGAGCTTCGCCGGATGTCTGATGTCATCCCCGTTGATGGTGAGCCTATCGGGACTTTCCGCAAGCAGGTTCAGGAGCACATCGAGCTGTTGAAGAACTTGGATGAGGCCTTTGATGCCGCTTCTCCGCTCTTAGGAGAAGATTGCGATGAATGAGGATCGACCCGAGCCACCGCCCGGCCTGCGAGTCTTGGTTGTCGACGACGATCCTCTGGTGCGCAGGGGTGCTCGCCGCCTCCTTCGGACCTGGGCCGCGGAGGTGACGGTCGCCAGCGGGGGGGGGGAGGCGGTGGCTCGCTACGAACAGGGAGAGCGCTACGACCTCATCGTCCTCGACATGGCCATGCTCGACATGGACGGCACCGACACTTTTTACGCCGTTCGGGCGATCGATCCCGAGGCGGCCATTGTGGTCACCTCCGGCTATCCCAAGGGGGCCGACGTGCAGGCGCTCATCGACGACGGTGCGGTCGCCTTCCTCGATAAGCCCTACCGGCACGAAGAGGTGCAGGAGGTCCTCTGCACGCTGCTGGATGTCCGTTGTCATCCTCGTCCAGCGGAGGACCACCCCGATGAGTGAAGCCAGGGACGCGAGGGCGTCAAAGGATTCGAGGCAGCGGGAGCACCAGGTCTACGTCATCAAGACCCAGCGGGAAATGGCCACGCTGACGCAGGAGATGGCAGCGGAGCGAGCGGGCTGGAGCCTCCAGAAGTGGCGTGATGTGGAGGATGGCGTACGCATCATCGACGAGCCTGAGATGGCCAGGGTGCTGAGCGAGATCCTCGGGTCGACGCCTGATTACTACCTTTGTGCCGGTAGCGACCTTGCCCCCGTCATTTGTGCCGGCAACGACGAGGCCGCAAGCGAGGATGCCGACAAGCATCGTCAGGAGATACTGGACAACCTCGACAAGGCTTCGGTTCGGAGGGCTCGGGAGTTGATAAGTGTTATTGACGGGTCTCCCTCTGGCGACGAAGCAGTCAGAGCAATATGGTCAAAACTCGGGCCGCATGAGGACCTCGCCGACGACGGCATCGCCATCAGCCCGACGCACTACGCTCGCCTGAGCCCGCAGCCCATCGAGGTCATCGAGGCGTGGAAGCTCGGCTTCCACCTGGGCAACGCCGTCAAGTACATCGCGAGGGCGGGCTACAAGGGCAACAGGGTCGAGGACCTGAAGAAGGCGGTTTGGTACCTGGAGCGAGCGATCGCAACGACGGAGGACGAATGAACAAGACCTGAAGCTGAAAAACAAGCATGGATCCGATGGCGGCATCCGCCCGAGAGTGAGGTGAAGAGCTTGCGAGAGGCTTTTCGGGTTGCCTTCTTCAAAGGTTACGAAGCTGGGTGCGATTCAGTTGGGAGTGTTTACACGGTCCCGTCTTCAGGAAGCCACGACGACGGAGGACGAATGAGCGACGACGACAGACTAGGTGTGTTTTGGTCGGAGTTGGTGGAGCTTGACAAGCTTCTGCGACTTGTCGGGAAGTCAGTCTCGCGACTAAGTCTTGAGGCTCGCCGAAAAGAGGTTGAGCGGGAGCTTTCGCGGCTGGAGGAAGTAAAAAGTTTCTTCGAGGAGGACGAATGAGCGATGATGCGGATGAGTGGTTTCGATGCGCAGAGGATCAACGAACGCTGGCCGATGAGTTGAAGTCGCAGTCGGGTCTTCGCGAGATGGCACCAGAGAAGGTGAGAGAGGCGGCGAAGCGTCACGGCTATCGCGCCGAACTGGCAACGGACGGGAGCTGGCTCTTTTGGCCGGACGAGGGCGAGGAGGAGGAATGAAAACGTCAGAACTGGAAAAGGAACGGAAAGATACTGAGCGCTCGATTGCCGCTCTTCGTGAGAAGATACGGTTACTCAAAAAGCGTCTTGCTTACGAAGAAGATGCTTACGCTTGCTTCCTTCGCGCCATAGAAGACCACGTTCGCCTCGATGATGAAATACGATACAAGTGAATCCGAGAGATGTTGTTCAAAGTCGCGACCCCTCCTCGCTTGTGATGAAGTACCCGTAATTCTAGCCGTTTAAGACCACGAACGACTCTCTCAGGGTTATTTTCTCTTGACCCTTCTTTCTTCTTCTCGTACTCTCATTCTTGAACTCAGGTCAGCTGGTTTCGAACACAGCGCGGTTTGACCCTAGAGTGCCT